GAGCCGCGCGTCGAGACCAGCCAGAATGGCGATCAGATCGAGCTCGATATCATCTTCAACGAGGTCGAGGGGCGGCTGGGCCGCAATATCGCGCAGGGTCGCGGCCTCGCCCCGGTCATCGGGCATCGGTTCAACATCAGAGGGGGGGTATAATGGCCCTTCAATGGCCCTTGCCGGACCGGTTCAAACCGCAATTCGACAGCTGGCAGTTCCAGATGCCGTCGGTCACGCGGCGCAGCGAGTTCGAGGATGGCGAGGACCGGGTGCGCCGCACCGCGCATTTCCGGCCCGTGCGGCAGCGCTTCAATCTCGACATCCGCCGGTCCGACCTCGCGGTGCTGCGGCGGTGGTTTTACGAGGATATCGACGGCGGCCGGTTGTGGTTCGAGATGCAGGCCCTGGTCGATGATGACTACCAGACCGTCGAGGCGCGCATCATCGATCAGGGCGAGGATGCCTGGACCGGTCGGCTGATCGGCGATTTCGAATACCGCATTTCGCTCGATATCGAAATCCGCCGCCTGCCGCGCCTTGATGACGCGCAGTATTTCTCGCGACAGGGAGAGCGCTGATGCCGCATCCGTCGATCATTGCCAGCTATGCCTATGCCACCGACGATATCGAGATCGCGACCGTCGAGGTGCGCCACCCCGAGATCATCGATCCCGGCACCGGACTGGAAGGGGCTGTCCGGCTGGCGAGCGTCTTTGCCCCGCCTTCCGTCATCGAGGAGGAGCCTTTTTTCGAGGCGCGGCTGGAGGCCGATGCCCCCCTGAACCCCGGCGAGATCGTGTCCTTCAACCGTGCCCCCATCGAGATCGTGCGGCCCGAGAAAACCTCGCTCGGGGTGCCACTGGCGCGGTTCCGCTTCTCGAATGTCGATGCGCGCATCACCCGTGCGCTGATCGCCGCGTCAAAAACCACGGTCCCGGTGCAGATCACCCTGCGCGCCTTCACCATGGCCACGCGCCTGGCCGGTCAGCCCGAGGTGTTGACCGGAATGGAACTGATCGATCCGGTGATCACCGGGACGATCGAGGTCACGGCCCGCGCCCCGGACGTGATCAACACGCCCTTTCACATGGAATTCTACGATGCCCGCTTCCCGCTGCTCGGTCTCTGATATCGCCGCACTGATCGGCACGCCCTGGCAGGCGGGGGCGGTCGGACCCGACGCCTATGACTGCTGGTCAGGCGCGGGCATGGTGCAGGAGCGGTTCTTTGGCCGCTCGCTGCCCGGCCTCGGGCCGGACCGGCGCAAATCCATCAGCGGCGCGCGCATGGCGTGGCGGCGCGCCGGGCGTCCCCGTGACGGCGATCTCATCGAGATGCGGCGGATGGGGCGCGCCAACCATGTCGGTGTCTGGATCGGGGGGTGCGTGCTGCATTGCCAGCGCGGCGCGGGGTTCGTCTATGACCGCCCCGACGCGATCCGGTTGATGGGCTGGCAGATGCGGGTCTGGACACCGGCCCCCGCCGCGCGCCCCTCGCGCCGCGCCCGCGCCCCTCGCGCGCTCTACGTGCCGGGGATCGATCTGCTGATGTCCGGTGACACATCCCCCGAAGAGCTGATCGACGCACACCGCACCGTGCCGATCGAGGCCCGGACCGGCGAGACCGTCGCACAGGTGATCGCGCGGGCCGGGCTGGGGTCTGACTGCATCGCGGTCTTTCTTCGCGAGGCGGATGACAACAGCGCCATCGACTGGCCGGAGGGTGATGACCCTCAAGCCGCCGAGGCGGTCCTGCGCGCGCTCGGTGCGGTGCGGCCCGAACGCTGGGCCGAGACGCGGATAGGGCGCGGTCAGCGGCTCGTGATCACTCAGGTGCCGCAGGATGGCGGCGGGTCGAACCCTCTGCGCCTCGTGCTCCAGATCGCGATCATCGCGGCGTCGGCGTTCGCCGGGGGACTGTTGGCCCCTGGTCTCGTTTCGGCATTCGGCTTTGCCTCGGAGGCTGCGGCGGGCGCGTTCGCATTCGGTGCCCTCAACATAGCCGGGAACCTCATCCTCAACGCGATCCTGCCGCCGCCCAGCCCGCGCGGCCTGACGGGCTTTGCCGAGGATGTCTCGCCCACCTTCTCGGCGCGCGCCCAATCCTCGATCGCGCGGCCGGGCGCGCCGATCCCGATCCAGTTCGGCCGCCACATCCACCAGCTCGACGATGTCAGCCCGCCCTTCGTGCGCTTCGAGAACAACACCCAGATCGTCTACCAGCTTCTGGCGCTTGGTATCGGGCAGCACCTGCTGGAAGAGGTGCGCCTGGGCGAGACCACGGTCTGGCGCGACGGGGCCCTGACCGGCAACCTGCCGGGCGTCTCGGTCGAGCACATTCTGGCCGGCCAGCCGGTCACGCTGATGGATGAGGCGGTGTTCACCCAAGGCGACGTGAGCGGGCTCACGCTGGCCCCCGACGAGGTGCTGGGCTGGCACAGCGCCGTGCCGCCGGGCAGGAAGGCGGTGGCGGTCGAGATCGATATCGCCTTCCAGCAGCTTGTCACAATCGACAATCAGGGCGGCAACCAGAACCGCACGGTCGAGCTTCTGGTCGAGGCGCAGATGATCGACGATGACGACACGCCCCTGGGCCACGAGATCGTGCTCGACACGCTGTCCTTCACCGGGGCCACGCGCTCGGCGCTCAGATCCTCGCATCGCTGGTTCGTGACCGACGGGCGCTGGCGTGTGCGGATCACACGGCAGACGCCAGAGGGGGATGATCAGACCTTCGATGACGCGATCTGGGCGGGTCTGAAGGGAATATTGCCCGGCGGTCGGACCTGGGCGGGGCTGGAGCTTCTGGCCGTGCGCGTCGAGGTGGGCGAAGCCTTCGCCGCCCAATCCGCGCGGCAGGTGAGCGGGGTCAAGACCCGCAAGCTGCCCGTCTGGAATGGTGCGGAATGGAGCGCGCCGCAGCCCACGCGCGAGATTGCCTGGGCCGTGGCCGAGATGGCGCGCATGCATGGCCGTCTCGATGATCTGGACATGGACGATCTCTTGGCACTTCACGCGACGTGGAGCGCGCGCGGCGACCGGTTCGATACCATCATGGATCAGCGCCTCTCCCTCTGGGAGGCCCTTCAGGGGGCCCTGCGCGCAGGCCGGGCACAACCGGATCAGCTTGGCCGTGCCATCCGCATCTGGCGCGACGCGCCGCAGCCCATTCCCCGCCAGCTCTTCAGCGAGCACAACATCCGGCGCGGCAGCCTGACGATCCGCCCGCGCCTGCCCGTGAGCGAGCGCCCCGAGCGCCTTGTCGCCGAGTTCATGGACGAGCGCACATGGCGCCCGGCCGAGATCGCGGTCGGGGCCATCTCCGGGCGCGAGCGGCGCGAGCGGTATTTCGGGATGACGAACCGCGAGCATATCCTGCGCGAGGTCGGGCATGATTTCCGCGCCTCGCGCTATCGTTCCGTCGAGGTGAGTTTCGAGGTCGAACTGGAGAACCGGCTCCTGCGGCGCGGAGACCCGATTGCCCTCTCGCACCGGGAACTGACGGGCGGCGTGTCGGTGCGGATCGAGGAGTGGAGCGGGCTGACCCTCCGGCTTGGCCGCGCGGTCGGGCCGTTCGAGGCAGGCGTCCCCTTGCTGATGAGCCTTGCTGCCCCCGATGGCGGCGTGTTGGGGCCGTTCGCGATCACCCCGGCCGTGCCGGATGCGCCCTTCGAGACGGTCAGCGTGACCCAGGCCGAAATGGACCGGCTGATTGCCGATCACGGCGCGGACCCGCGCGACCGGATCGCCCGCTCGCCCGCGCGGGACGAGGCGATCCGCGCGATCATCGGCCCCGGAGCGGAGTTGCAGATGCGGCTGATCGTTCAGGAAGTGGCCGAAGAGCGCGGCGGCTTTGCCGCGATCACGGGCGTCGATGACGATCCGCGCGCGCATGACGTGGCCGTTGATCCGACCGGATCGCTGGAAGGGCTGATATCGGTTCTGGCATTCAAGACAGAGGGCGGCCAGGGCGATGCGCTGCTTGTGAAAGTGCGGGGCGATCTGACCTCGGTCTCCGGTGACCCGGACAACCCCGTTTCCTTCATCTACGAGACGAGCACCGATGGCGGGTTGCTTTGGCAGACACAGTCGCAGACTGGCCCGAACCTGTTCTTGCCCTGGCCGAGTGGCCTGACAGATATCCGCGCTGCCATCCGCGTGGGCGACGTGCGTGGTCCATGGGTGGTGGTTCAGGCCCCCGGCACCGGGATATTGCCGGCCCCGACGGGGTTTGCGGAGGTTGCCCCCGGAACCTTTGCTCTGGGTCGGATCCATGTTGCGGCAAATCCGGTTGCGGATGCCTCCAGCTATCGTTTCGAGCTGTTGGACGGCAACCTCGATCTCATGGCCGTGCTTTTCCGGGCCGCGCCGGGCCTCGATCTTGATGCTGCCGCCCTCGCCGCCCTCGGGGCGCTCTCGCGCGAGACCGATATTTCCCTCATGGCGGTGGACGGCAACGGGCGCAATGGCGCCGCCGCGACGCTCGCGCTGCCGGTGCCGCCGCCACCCGGGGTGGCCACCGATGTGTTGGTCAACGCCGGGCGCTTCATGACATGGCAGGCAACAGCACCCATCCCCACCCGTTGGCGGATCGAGTGGCCGAACGGCAGCCACGAGACCGAGACGGCCGAGTTTGACCGGTTCCTGTCCGGCTGGGCAAACACGCTGCAAATCTTCGGGCTGGATGCCTTCGGTCCGGGCGCGCCTCTCGCCCTTGACTTCACGCCACCGGGCGGCGGCGGCGACCAATGACCGCACGGTTTCATCTGATTTCGCCGCCCCCGAGGGGCTAGACTGTCACCACAACGCGAGGAGCACAGATGATCCAGACGGCCACGATAACAGGGGTGTTTTTCGCGCCCGGCGGTGCCCCCGTCACAGACGCGGATGTGTTCATCATCCCCAGGCAGAAGTTCATCACCTCGACCGCGGGCGCGCCCCTGGTGCCCCGCCCGTTGGCGGGACTTCGTACCAACGGCACAGGGCAGATCGGCTGGTCAGACGGCACCACCTTTACACCCGGTGTCGCCCTGGCCATCGGTCAATATTCCCTCACCGTCCGCAAGGGTGACATCGCGCATAACGGTGTGTTGACGGTCGATGCCGGCATGGCTGCCGCGCCGGTCCCGGTCGATCTTGCGGTCGCACTGCAACCCGCGCCCGAGCCCGAGCTTGTCTCGATGGTCATCATGGCGCGCGACACCGTGCTTCAGACGGCGCAGCAGGTCAGCGACGACGTGGCGACGATCCAGGGCTTCGTGCCGGTCGTGGTCACCCTTGTCGGTCTCACCACCACCACCGCCACTTTTGAAGTCCAGTCGCTGCCGTGACGAAAGGAGCCATCGAGCAATGATATCCACCACCGAAATGACCCTCGGACCCGCCTGGTCACTCCCCAATGCGATCGTGGGCGCGGCGGGCGGCAGCGCCGTTCTGGTCACGAACACCGGCGCTGGCCTCGTGTTCTACTGGTTGTCATCGGGGGCCGTCGTGCCCGCGGTGCCGGTCGATGCGGGCCACCGGCTGTTTGCGTTCGGGCGCGGCGCGGATCACGCCATGTCGCTGGAGCTTGGCGAGGGCGAGCGCCTCTTTCTGGCCTCGGCCAGGGCGGGCGCGACCGTCACCGTCTCGGTCGGGTCGGCGTGATGCCGCTGCGTATCAGCCGCCTTGGCCGCAGCAGGCTGTCGCGCGCCCGCATCCCGCGCCGCGCGCCATTGCCCCTGCGCCTGTTTGTCGATCCCGAGACCGGCGATCTGGTGTTTGAATACGGCACCCACCTGCCGCTGACAGAGAACCAACTCGTGTCTCTGACGGCAACCACAGCGACCATCATCGTGGAACCGCCAACCTTTGTTGCCGAGGTTTCCACACCTCATCCGGCAGTCATTCTGGAGGTGACGTAATGCCCCAATTTACCATGATCAGGGTCGAGGACCGGCCAAACATCATCGCGGACACGCTGGCATCGAGCACGCTCAGCCAGAGGATGCTCAGCAGCACCATGCTTGCCCGCGCCCTTGCCGATCAACCCGTCGAGCCGTCCCTTGTGCTCGACTTCGCGCGCGGGGGCTATGGCACGGGAAATCGGTGCGGGATCATGGGATGGACGGCACCTATGATCCGTTCATCCAAGGGCAGGTTGGGCTACAGACCCCACCATTCGACACTCCCGTCAGCCTGACCGCCCCGCTGGCCCTTGCCGTATCGGTTGCACCTGACGGGTGGTCTGCGGCGTTCAACGGCGCAATCCTGTCGTCCCCCGTCGTCGCGGGCACCGTTCCATCAGTCACCAGTATCAACATTGGCGCTCTTGTCGGCGGTTCCCGCAGATGGGGCGGCACGATCGAGCGGATCGTGATCCATCCCCGCCGCCTCACCGACACCCAGCTACAGGAGATCACGGCATGACACAGATGATCGACGGCATCCTTCACATCGCGGACGTGCCCGCGCTGGTGGCCTTCTTTGCGGCCCACGCGCCGGACAAACTCGACGAGGACGGCGGGAGCATCACCGGCTTTCCGCGCACGCCTACGGTGACGAGCGGCGCGGCGGCGCTCACCTATGTGCGGGTGACACCCGAGGAGGAGGCGGCATTCGCGGCCATGCCCGGTGTCACGGTGCTGGCACGGGCGGAATATACCGGGCCTGACACGCCCGATGCGGTCTATGACGCACTCTTCGCCGATGCGGGCGCGCTGGCGCTCTATGACGCAGTTTATGACCGCGCGCCGGTCACGATCACCGATCCCGAGATGGGCGAGATGACATATACCCCGCCCGCGCGGTTCGGGGCGATGGCATGAGCGCGATGGAGGTTGCCGTATGGGCGGCCTTCGGGCTGGCTCAATTGGGCGATGTGCTCAGCACGCGGGCTTTCCTCAAGCGCGGCGTGACCGAGGCGCACCCGCTCTGGCATTGGATGCAGGCGCGGCTTGGCAAATGGTGGTGGGTGCCACGCCTCCTGGCCGCCATGGGCCTCGCACTTGGCGCGCAGTGGTGGTCCGGCTCGATACTGCCCGTGGCGGTCATGGCGGCTGGCATCGCGGGCGTGGTGGGGTGGAACCTGTGGCAGATCAGGAAGGCATTATAAGCCTGTTGAAGGCCCCGTTTTCCGAAAAGCGGATGCTGCAGTATAGACTGTAATTTACTTCGGAATGGATCGTCACGCTACACACGCTACACACGCTACAGTCACGCTACAGCGGGATTGACGCGACTCATCACTCGTGCCTATAAATGAACATATGTTCAATAAACCGGACCGGGGAGGAAAGGCGCGATGTTCAACGCGGTGATGACATTCGAGCTGGGTGAGGATGTGAATGCCCTGCGTGACATGGTGCATCGTTGGGCGCAGGAGCGCGTCAAGCCGATGGCCGCGGAGGTGGACCGCAGCAATGCCTTTCCCAATGCGCTCTGGCGCGAGATGGGCGATCTGGGCCTTCTGGGGATCACCGTGCCCGAGGAATATGGCGGGACGGGGATGGGCTATCTCGCCCATGTCATCGCGGTGGAGGAGATCGCGCGCGCCTCGGCCTCTGTCTCGCTCAGCTATGGCGCGCATTCCAACCTCTGTGTCAATCAGATCAAGCTCAATGGCTCGCCCGAGCAGAAGGCGAAATACCTGCCCGCACTGGTCAGCGGCGAACATGTCGGCGCGCTGGCAATGTCCGAGGCGGGGGCGGGCAGCGACGTGGTGAGCATGAAGCTGCGCGCCGAGCGGCGCAACGATCACTACCGGCTCGACGGCAACAAATACTGGATCACCAACGGCCCCGACGCCGACACGCTCGTGGTCTATGCCAAGACCGACCCGGAGGCGGGCAGCCGGGGGATCACGGCCTTTCTGATCGAGAAGACGATGAAAGGCTTCAGCACCTCCCCGCATTTCGACAAGCTGGGGATGCGCGGCTCCAACACCGCCGAACTGATATTCGAGGATGTCGAGGTGCCGTTCGAGAACGTGCTGGGCGAGGAGGGGCGCGGGGTGCGCGTGCTGATGTCCGGCCTTGATTATGAGCGCGTCGTGCTGGCGGGGATCGGCACGGGGATCATGGCGGCCTGTCTCGATGAGGTGATGCCCTATCTGGCCGAGCGCAAGCAATTCGGCCAGCCCATTGGCTCGTTCCAGCTCATGCAGGGCAAGATCGCCGACATGTATACGGCGATGAACTCGGCGCGCGCCTATGTCTACGAGGTGGCCCGCGCCTGTGATCGCGGCGACGTGACGCGGCAGGATGCCGCCGCCTGCTGTCTTTATGCAAGCGAGCAGGCGATGGTGCAGGCGCATCAGGCGGTGCAGGCGATGGGCGGGGCGGGGTTCCTCAACGATGCGCCGGTGGCGCGGCTCTTCCGCGATGCCAAGCTGATGGAGATAGGCGCTGGCACATCCGAGATCCGGCGGATGCTGGTGGGGCGCGAGATGATGGCGGCGATGGCATGAGGGGGCTGATAGCCGCGCTGATGCTCATGCCGCTGCCGGTTGCCGCGCAGGAGATCCTCTTTGATATCGCGCCGGTCGAGGCGTGCATCCGCGCGGGCGGCGGCGAGACCTGCGCAGGCAAGGCTGCGGAAAAGTGCATGGAGGTCACACCGGGGGGCCATACCACCGTGGGCATGGGGACCTGTGCGGACCGTGAGCGGGCCTATTGGGATGGCTGGCTCAACGCGGTCTATCAGCAGCTTTATGCCAGGCTGGCGGCGCAGGACGCGCAGGTCCCGTCCCATGCCCCGAAAGAGGCCGGGGCGCTGCGCG